GTATACCGACAGCAAGAGGAGGCCAATGGTATCCTTCAACTGTATCGAACTACATGAAGAGGCTACGATAATGGATTGCATCAAATACTATTATTCAATCACAAGTAAATGCTGCTCGTTATCCGGAGGTAATCAAAAGGGTTACGTTACCGATGAACAACAAGGACCACCAATGGGAGAAGGACTATGACCAAACAATTTTCTGTTAATTTAGATGATAGTCGTGTTAACAAAAAGTTTAACGAACTACCATACGATATCAAAAAACTAAAAAAACTAATTAGTTACTGTAAAGATACATACTACAAAAAAGATCAAGTTATAGAAGTAACCGAGGAAGAGATCCTGGGGTTACTGATTGCTAAATATTTTCAATTCGATACCCACAAACTATCCATGATGATGAAGGAAGGGTTTCGTATATCCAATTTTTACGAGCATCGACAGGAGCTGAAAGACCTGGCTAGTGCTGTAGAAAACCAACTGAAGGGTACCAACTAATGTTCTCTAATTGTACCTCTTCAAGTAACCTAATGATGAATGATAAAAGAACAGTATACATACAAATCGTAATCAATGTATGTAGAGGCCCTTTTAGCATTGATCTAACAAATCAACTAAAGAAAGGAAAATAAGATAATGAAAAATAATAATTTTTTAAAATCTAAAATAAAAGATAATATGAGTTACGATAATTATATTATTCACACCAGAGTATCAACCCTACTAGATGTTGTGTTGAGATTTATACATAACGTATATATGTGGTGTTCCAAGGATACTGTCAAATTTATATTTGAGTGTGTAGTATTCGTTTTATTCTTAGTTACTATGTACTTTGCTGTTTTAGTAATGTGTGCAATGAGTGATAGTTGTGCATCCTACTATGGAATGATGGGAGGTCTGTAATGAAACTCACATCATATGCAAGAAGAGAAATAGGATCTAGTAGTCTACCAAGTGTAGTTTTAACTGAGAAAGGTTTTATAGGTTTCAACTCTCCGAATGAGGAGTTGGATAAGGCACAAGATGCCTTGCAAGGAAAGGAGGCTAAGAATGACTTAGCTAATAATCCTAAAGTACAGGCTGGTACAGTATTAGAACCAGCCATCTTTCAGCTATTCCAAAATCAAATCACAGAGATAGCCAGGGAACTCCCTCTTGAGTTTGGCATACCTAATGAGGCATATTTCTATGATGTTGATGGAGGAAAGATTGGTAGCAGCCTGGATGGTATTATAAATATCAAAGGTCTTTTAAACTTAACTGACTACTTAGGCACCTCCCACAGCCTAAGTGGATTGGGTGTGGTTGAGATTAAAAATTATTCTGGTGCTGCTACTGATCCTGTATCTGAAATTTATAAGATGCAAGTAGAGGCCCAGATGCTAACAACTAAATATCAGTATGGGATATTAGTAAGACTTTGTAGAGGCTGGGAGCTGCAATGGTTTGTATTTAAACCTAATAAAGAAATGCAAACTAAACTTATAGATGCAGCAACAGAATTCTTTCACAGATTAGATGGTGTCATGGAGGGTAAAAACCTTTGGTACAAAATGGGATCTAGTAGAGAGGCATCTAAATTTATTAAAGGTAATGGATCTAAAGAAGTTGTAGATCTATCTTCCAATAATGAATTACCAGAACTCATTGATGATTATCAAGCTGCTAAAAAAACTATCTCAGCTGGTAAAAAGATAGAGGATGATGTTTCTACAAGAATAAAAGAAATATTAGGTGCTAATGAATTAGCTGTTTGTAATGGTTATGAAATAAAACATACAACAACTAAGAGAGTTAAAACTAAAACCATCCAACTTAAAGATGAACCACCTTCGGTATCCAGGAGGTTAACTCTAAAAGAAATAAATGGATGATCCTAAAACTTTATTTCAAATCAATGCATACTTACTTGCTAAAAAAGAGGCAGCCAGGCTGTTTAGGAATAAAATATTTCACAAGACCGGCCTGGACCTCGAGCAAGAATTTTATGAAGAGATCGTTGACTACGTTGCAATGGCAGCTGTTGAAGGTCTTAAAATACAACATGAAATATTTACAATTAACGTAGTTAAAACAGGAGGACATGAAACAAATGAACAAGGAGAAGATGATGACGAAACAAAACACTAAAAATATAAAAGATGCATTAAGTAAATTTCAAGAAGAGGCTAATGTAGCTAAGAAGGATAAGAAAAATCCTTACTTTAAATCTACTTATGCTGGATTAGAAGATGTAATTGCAGCTGCTAATCAAGGGGCCAAACTTGGATTATCTTTTACACAAACTATTGATTATGAAAAGCAACTAATCGATGGTGTGATTGATACTACAATGTATGTAACTACTGTACTCATGCATAATGAAAGTGATGAGGTAATTAAATCTAGATATTTAATTGTACCAAAAAATAATAACTATGCAGATAGCCAGGCTCTTGGATCGGCTATAACGTATGCAAAGAGATACTCTCTCCAGGCTATTTATGGATTACCAAGTGAAGATGATGATGGCAATGCTACGCAAGTAGATAAATCTAAAGTTGATGATCTTATAAAATGGAAAGAGTATGCAAGAACACAAGTAAGGGGAATGCAAACTATAGCTAAAGATAAAGACATGGATAAAGAAAAAAAGTTAGCCATGCTTGAGGAGCAAGAAAGCAATCAATTAAATTCCTGGAACAATCTTAAAGTAGTTGATGAGGCTACCTATGATTTAATGATGAAACAATTTGCGAAAATTAAAAAGGAGTTAGTCAATGTCTAATCTTATGATTACAAAGAAACAACTTAAACTTTTTAAATTTATAAAAACTTATCTAGACAAAGAGGAAGTACCACCAACTGTTAGAGAATGTGCAAGTCATATGGAGTGTGTACATTCTAATGTACATCGTATGCTGCGTTTACTTGAGAGAGATAATCTTATCAAAGTATATCCAGCTAAACCTAGAGGTATAGAAATATTACAATGAAGATCTTTAAGAGTAGATTTAGTAAAGACTTTATCAAAGGTTTGATTGAGGCATTCAATGGAACTGAAGATGTTATTGTTCTAACTATACCAGGACAAGACGAACCACACATAGATCAATATCAAAAATTTTATACAGCTGGTTCATCAGATCTTTCTAAAATAGAACACAATCCATTGTTCCCACAGAATGTAGAAGTAAGACCTTATGAAGAGTTATGGATTGATACACACAGAGATAAGATCGAACATCTTTTATTAAAAAAATTAAAAGAAGATCCGAGTGGTAACTAAATAATTATAACGTGAAACTTTTTGTTTTGATTTTATACCTGGGTGTAGGATCTGAATTATATATGATGCATCCGGTCCAGGTTACCGAAGAGCAATGCAAAGATCCACATGAAGAAAATTTATTTGAATATCGTGTAGTTAAAGATGGTGATGCAGAGCTAGATAGATATTTTTATTATGATTATGTAGTCTTTGGCAGCTATTGTGCTGGATTGATAGGCTCAATAGAGAACATACCAAACACTTTACCTTTAAATTGAATATAAAGCCTATACAGAAGGATTAGGATTTATACATCCAATCACACAGGCTACCCCTTTAAACTTAATCTGTGAGCCTCTCTGATGGCCTTTTGACTTCGTTTATCGAATACTTCTATCGGATAACAGTTTCTATCACCAAATCCATACTCATTGTTTTTTGTTTGGTAAGATGCAAAGGTTCTTACATATTCTCTACCATCCTCTACAAAGATGTCATAGACATATGCCTCTGTAATTATTTCTGCACACTTCATATTATGGTAATCGTTCTCACCAGTAATCGTGCTATCACCTACGATATCTAACCAGGTTAATTTCTTAAAAAAATATTTTGTATTATTTATGGTAACTGATTTCATCTAGACAATCTTACCATCCCATCTGTTATCTTTATTTAATCTCATGATGTACAGTTTAGGTTGACCATTAATGACAGCTCCTGTTCCAATAACAAATCTCATTTTAAAATTACGAGCATACTCGAATGCTAATGAAGATTGTTTTGTTAAGCAGCCAACTTGCATGGACCATATTAATGAAGATGGATTTGAGAAGTATTGTATATTCATCTTCGAATGAAAATGGCCCTGGATCGTGTGAAGTCCATATTGCATGGCAAGTTTTAAACCATCAGCCGACATTCCATGCGTAGCAAATGCTTTAGTACCATCTGATAATGGTATTGTAATATCATCTACCCATTCCCATTCTGGTCCTACTTCTAAAAATTCGTTGTAATGTTTTAAGTAAGCTCTTGGCATTCCATGTTTCAATGCTCTTCTATAGATTAATGATGAGTGATTAGAATGTAGTAGTGTCATCTTTGGAAAAATTTTTTCTAATTTATGTAGTTTCTTTTTAGTAGCAATAAGCTCATCACCGGCTGACATAAGATCACTATCTGTGTCATGAAATGACAGTCCGTGTGCATCAGCTTCATCTCCAGCTCCCAGCACAAAGTCCGGCTTAATTTTTTTCTTTAATGCTTTTAAAAATGCAAACGCATCTGGGTGTTCCCAAGGACAATGGAGATCTGAAATAACGAGAACACGAGAATATCCTTTAGCCATAAAATTCTTCTTGGACCCATTCTTTTACATTGAACCCAGGGCAATGTGGTTTTTTAGGTTCAACATCAGAGTGTCCAATAATTTCTAAATCATCGTACATACTGTTAAGAGTGTTTATTAAATTATGTAATCCAAAAAATTGATCTTCTGTAAAATTATCACCTCTACCCACTAGGCATATACCTACTGATTTAGAATTGACAGCCTTTGCGTGTGCGCCTTGCAGCTTAACATCTCTTGCTGGTTCTATCTTGCCATCTCTTTTAATAACATAATGATAACCTACGTCTGACCATTTTCTTTCTTCAACATGCCACTTACGAATTGTTTCTACACCAATGTCCATATCAGCTGGAGTATCAGCACAATGTATTACAATGTATTTAGTTTCTTTTCTTTCTATCATTTTACTTCCCTTATTATTTTGTTGATATGTAAAGATTTATCTACTTCTAATATTTCTAATTCTACTTCAGCCTGGATACATTTAAATGTAACTTTACCATTGGTGTTGCGAGTAGCCTCTCTTCGTAATTTCATACAACTAGATAGATTGTCGGTGTACATAAACTCTTCTGAAGTTTTCCAATCACTAGGATCTCCTTGAGAGTTAAACATTAACAATGCAAATACTATAGCTATGCTAGTCATTAATGTGTTCCATTGTTTCTAAGTTTATCAATTATTATTTCTGACTTCTCTAGTCTGTCCTCTAGGAACTCTACCTTTAATCTAAGTTTATTTATCTCTGGCATTTCTTCCTCTACACTTTCTTTTAGTTTCTCCTGGTTGCTGCTGATAAATTCTACCAACATGAACAACTCATTTATTTGTGGAGATACCATGTTGCCTTTTGGTACACCTACAATGAACTCATTAGCTTTCTGTAAATCATTGAGCATTAATTTTTGTTCTGTTTCAATTATGTTTAATCTTTCAACAACAGTAAAAGCAAACCAAGCTCCCACAAGACAGGCTGAAACTATGCTCAAAAGATTTTTCATTGGCATAGAAACTGGTGTCTTATCTGAGAGATCTAATCGTTTCACTTTTTGTCGCTAATTTTTTTTAACTTATCGAAACTTCTAGCACCGGTGAGGCCGAGCAATGAAAATAAAACTGTCATCAAGGTCGAACTGTCCAGGGTAGGAAGATCTATTGTTGTACCTCTCATAGCACAGATCCAATTTGTAATTGGTATAACTAAGAACTGGAACATGAAAGCTAACACACACACCCATGCAAGACAGGGCCTCCACAATCTCTGTATCCAAGACAAAGCTCCAGTAGCCTGGGCATCAGCTCTATTTATTTTTGCTTGTTCCTTGTCTACATCGACAAGAGCTTTCATTAATTCTTTTTCTAGATCTGCTTTTTGTTTTGCAATTTTATTTTTATCAGGCACCAGGTCCACAGCTTTATTAATTATAGGGAGTAGGGCAGACAATCCTTGTATCATATTTTTGTTCCTTTCAGTTTGATTGATTGGTAAGGCACACAATAGAATTCTATTTTTTGTCCAGGATATTTTTGTACCTCTGTTGAAAATTCATCTACAATTAGAAGAGAATATTCATTACAAGCATCGTAATTTGCAAACTTAATTTCACTAGCAACTCTTACACAGCTCAAGCTGCCAAGATCTCCTACGTTAGTTAGTAGGCATAAGGTTCCAATCAACATCCAATTCATTAGATAATTTTTCCAATCTTTAAACCTCCAATTATTATAGAAATTATAGCTCCAATATAGAAGATCACTTTAAGACCACCTCGGCCCATAGCAACTTGCTGCTTTAATTCTACGATATCTTTAGTATTTTGATCTAGATCTTTATGGATGTGATCTAACTTTTCGTTAATGTGTTTTAGAGTTACACTTTGTACTGTTGCTTTTTTTGAAACTCTAGCCATTGTATTATTCTGTTAATTCCCAAGATTGTGTTTCTTCATTCCAATAATATCTTTGTCCATCTGTAGGATAATCAACTGGAGCTTTCCATAGACAAGTATCTTCATCTAATGTCCAACTGTTAAAAGGTTTTGGTGAAATAAATGCATCTCTAGTTTGATCGTAAGTATCACCAACACCAGCAAAGTTTTTTCTTATTGTTCCATTATAAGAAGTTTGTTTCCAAACATCCCTTGTTCCATATAAGTTATTTAAAAAATCTACTCCAGCTTGTTCAGTTGTTGCAATGTCATTAGATACTACTTCAACTGTTAAGACTTTATTCCCCATTCCTAATTTTACAAAATGTGCCATTATGCTGTATAACTCCCCGAACCTGTAAATGTTAATATTTTATTTGAACCAGATGTTGCAACTGATGGTGAACCAGTTGTTGTTCCAGAATAATTAGCAGTAGGTATGCTTAATATTACTATACCAGAACCACCATTACCAGATCTACTAGTACCAGAATTGTCGTGTGTGTTACCACCTCCACCACCACCGGTGTTTACTGACGCATTATTTCCAGGTTCTGTTCCAGTACCAGCTGCACCACCACCAGAACCAGCTGCACCTCCAGCACTATTAGTACTGTAAGAAGAACCACCTCCACCTCCAGCATATGTTACAGATGAACCAGTAATAGAAGATGCAGCACCATTTCCACCAGCACCACCAGCAGCACCAGATCCATTAGAACCAGCAGCTCCAGCTCCACCACCTCCGGCCCCTCCATATTCTGATGCAGTTTGACCAGTACCACTTCCTCCATTATTACCTTGACCAGATGTTCCAGATCCTCCAGTAGACGTTGATGCACCACCCCCACCAGAGCCACCATTTTGTCCATTTATGTGACCAGCATTGTGGTAGATACCTCCACCACCTCCACCGAAAGCAGTAAGTGTTGATATATTACTACCAGAAATAGTTGAGTTTACCCCATTATTACCAGCAGATGCATCATAAGCTGTTCCAGCTCCTCCAGCACCTACAGTAATAGTGTACTGTATTCCTTGATTTAAAGTTACTGAGTTTGTTGTTAACATACCCCCAGCACCACCACCACCAGAGTGTCTATTACCACCAGCTCCACCTCCAGCAATAGTTAAAGTATTTATGTTATAAGTAGGAGGTGCTGGATTATCTTCTGAAACATCATCAGAAGTAGGTATCCATCCTTTAGTTGCACCAGAATAAACTATTCTTAATCCTTGACCACTTGTGTCGTATTCAACATTAAATGTGTCTGGATCTCCTTGATAGTTTAATCCATTACTATCTATAATAATTTTATTTGTTGCCCAATTTCTTGCATAGTCTACTAATTCAATAGTATCCCCTACACTTGCAGAAGAGGGGAAAGTAACAGTTACTGTGTTTGATGATGTATCTACCCAATAACCTTTATTAGCAGCTGCTGTAAAATCAGATGTTTTAATTGATGATTGCCAATCTGTTCCAGTTGTAAAAGGTAAAGCTGTAACATTACCTAAAGAATTATTATCTATTCTAGCTGCTGCAAATGTTCCTGTAGTAACTTTAGCAGCATCTACATTAAGT